TGCCTATTAAACTCTGTGAAGGCTGCACCTTCAGCAATATCCCAGTTTCCTTCCAGTAGTTGCTTCCTCTGATGCTCAGGAAGAGACAACAACATCGTCTCATAGTCACCTGTCTGCATCAAATAGGGATTATCCGTCAACATAGCAGGGATAAACCTACGCTTAAACAGTGGTTGCCCCTCTTTACTGTGTCCTTTTGGGTACACTAGGGTAGTTCCACTCTCAATGTCAGTGGCATCAAAGGCTTTTCCTGCTGGAGAAGGGTCAATAAACATCTTCTTCACCCAAGCATGACCCGGTCCACCCGGATTGGTAGTAGCTCTCATGAAGATTGGTAGGTCTGCTGCCGCTGTACGCAGTCGAGAACGCATATAATTCCACGGAAATGGCGTATGCCACTGCGTCAACTCATCAAAACCAATCCAGCTAAACGCCAAACCCTGATATCTCAACACATCTTCATCTCTATCAAGGTAAGACATCCACAGTCTTGCCCCTGATGGAGCTTCCCATTGCATCTTGCGTTCACTCCACTTGATGCCGGGGTAAATCTTTGGATAAAGCTCTTGACTCTTCCAAATAAGTTCTCGAAGTTCCTCTGTAGTGTGTCGTAACAGAAGCCCAGAAAACTGTGGATGTACCATATACCTCAGTGGATCAGCCAACATAGCGTAGCTTTTACCACCACCAGCAGCTCCACCATATAACACCTCCCTCTCTGAGGAAGCTAAGAAGAATGTTTGAGGCCCAGCATTGGGCTTAAACAATACTTCCCTATCATCAGCTATCGCTTGAGGAGTCTCTGGCGAGTTTACTATCGATATATTGGGTAAGCTTGCTGTACTGTTCTGATTCGAAGTATCCTGTTTGGTCTTCCCTGCCGAGCCTCTTAGATTTTTCTTCGTACCTTTCCGCTTGCTCAAGGGCTTTTTGGAGCCTTCGGGCAAGGTTGCGGTAAGTAGTGGATTTTCGTCCATGAGTTCTTTCAGTCTTTATTCTCTTTAACAATCCCACATGGCTTATAGTTCTACCTGTTGTGGTGGTAAGCCAAGCTGCTACCTGCCTAGAACTGTATTGTTTTAAATGTTTCTTAGCTAGTTCTAACGCTTCAAGCTCTGTAGGTATTGGCTGCAAGAGGTCAGGATTTTCTTCATCTTGTCTGTAACCAAATGGTATAGTCTTTCTAATTTTTGGAATAGGTACATATGTTTCCTTTGCTTTGGGCTGTGGTAATATCCAAGCCCCTAAATCTCTATCACTCACCGCTATCTTTGGCTGGCAAAATCATGATGCCGTTAGGTGCTGTCACCTGAACTTTCTCTGTCTTCACCAAACCAGCCCTGTCTAACAAATCTTTAGCAGCGTTAAGCTTCTCTTTCAAGCCTAGCTCTGTAGGGTCAGCAATACCACTCACAACAGCCATAGCTGCTCTAGGGGCATTCATAGCGATGTAAAGCTGTGTAGCCTCAATCACTTCTTCCTTGAGAGTATCCATAATCATCTTGGTAGCATAGCCTTCGCTATAACCAGCAAGCTGTCTAGCCTTAGCTGGATTGCCACCAGCCTCAGCAAATAACACCTCAATGAATTTCTTCTGTTGTTCGTTTAGTTCTCTTTTAGCCATGATTAAAATAGTCCTTGTTCATAATATTCTTCTACAGTGACAGTGGTAGACATAGTGCTACCAGCTTCCGGTGTCACTATGAGATAGTCTCCGGGATTAAGAACAATATAGCTACCGTCAAGTTTTAGATAACCGTTAGCAGATAAGACATAACCACCTACGATGTAGTAACTAGCACTAGCACTGGCATCATGCCATTGAATAGATACAGTTTTGTTATTGCCTCCATGATTGGAAACAAATAACAAATTCATCTTGGCAATGAAGTTGTCAGGACAGGTGTAGACAGTGTTGGCAGATCCTGCTGTCACGTTCAAACCAACACTCCTAACCTTAGGATCTTTGTTCATTTCTTCTTAGGCTTCACTTTAGCTTCAGACAAGGCAATGGCAATGGCTTGCTTGGGGTTTGTAACAACCTTACCACCTTTGCCACTGTGCAAGCCTTTGTCTTTAAACTCACCCATCACCTTGGCAATCTTAGCTGTTTGTTTTTTAGTAGTCGCCATTAGCAATTACCCTTCTTAGCCATACCACCTTTGTTCATCATGGCCTTACCCTTTGGCTTAGCCATACCAACCATAATGGCAACAACAGGCTTACCACCCTTACCTTCTTTGCCCTCTTTAGCCATACACTTACCAGCAGCTTTACACTTGGCTGGTGTGGGGCATCCCTCACAAGGTTTAAACGCTTTCTTAGTAGCCATCATTTACCTTTCTTAGCTGGAGCTTTTTTAACAGCACCGCCCTTAGACATCATTGTTGTTTTAGCTGGCATAGCATAACCACCACCCATCATCTTCTTCTTCTTTGCGTTAGTGGCTGTACGGCTACCTCGAACAGGCATACCACCATACATCATCTTCTTCTCAGGAACCTTAGTAGCTTCAAAAGCTTTACGCTCTAGCTCATTAGCCCTGTCCAAGTAGGTGTTACGCACCTCTTGAGGGACAGAAGTGTCCTTAGCCTTCTCACGGTACATCTTAACTTTTTCTGCATCGGTAGCCATAGTTTCTCCTTTTAGTTACCACTTAACCTTGTCTGCCCAATATGCAGCAGACATCTTACCCTTACTAATATTCTCAGCATGACGAGCTTTGAAGCTCTTCTGCCTAGCCTTGTCCTTAGGAGTGTCTGGACTAGAGCCAGCACCACTAACACCCTGTTGTCCAAATCTAATGAGCTTCACTGTGTCACCCTCTTTAGCTAACACAGCATGACTCTTCGTTGGATGCTTAGGAGTAGCTTTGGGCTTGTTATACCCTGAAAACTCTTCACTACCTTTTTTAATCATCGGAACTTGCTCACTTTCTTAGCAATCTCTTTTGGTTGTTTAACAAACTGCTTACCAGCCTTTGTACCTTCACGCTTGGCCTTAGTGGTGGCTGCATACTCAGCAGAGCTTAAAGACTTAATGGCGGCTTCAGGCAGATAACGCTCTCCTGTCTTAGCAGAAGGCTTACCAGACTTGGTAGTCCATTTCTGGGCTGTCCAATCCTTTAAAGACTTCTGAGAAGGCTTCATTTGTAACCACCACCAGCAGCTTTATACTTCTTTGCTACAAGCTGTGCTTTCCTAGCAGACCACTCTCCCGGATCACCACCAGCAGAACCAGCCTTCACCCTAGCTACCAACGCCTTACGCATTGTAGGCTTGGTGTAGTTACCTGCAGCATTAACTGTACTTTTCTTTGTAGCCATGTTGTTTCTTCTTTGGTAAGTGTCTGTGTTCTTTCCATCCCTCAGCTCTCATAGCATCTTCAACTCTGTCTAAGGGGAATACATATCCTGTGTTTTTCTCTAGTGCTGCTCTAACATAATAAACATCACTGTGGAATAAATGCATCTTATCTACATATCCTCTGTGTAACGCTAGTGAAGCTTGTGTAGCCACACTGTAGGGGTATGTGTTTGTTAAACCTCTGTCTTCAAGCTCTTGTCGGGTGTAATAGTTCATAATGCTTCATGCTAACACACATAGCCTAGCTAAGGTGGTATGGTAGCATTTATTGCTACACATAACAACCTATCCCAATGTATGTCTATAAGTGTTGTTGCCTGTTTATATCACATAGTGAAATACAACCAACTATACCTAATATCTAGAACATACACCTAGAAAGCCCATAAGGGATGTGTTCATCTATGGCTGTTGTTAGCCCACCCTTTTAGCAACAGCTTTTAACAAGTACCCACATCAAGTCTAGTCTGGTCAGTGTAAGGTGTACCACTGCCAGTATCCAGAGCAGAGAAACACAGTGGCCCCTGTGAATCTCTCTCCGAGTCTTTTCTCTTCAGCAGCCGATTGCAAGCTCATTTCTTTACCTGTAGCCGGAAGGTAGCTCATACTTTGTTTCGTATCGCCTGTATGTCTAAAGCATACATGGTGCAGGTACTGGTAGTTTTACACACATTGAAACCAATGTCAAGCTTTTTCTGTAGGAACAATTAGAAATATTGCCTAAATAACAAAATGGTCCATATGGGGGGTGTTTATAAACCTATAGCTATCAAGATGTTTCTTGATGTTAAACCCATAAGTTGCATGAATTTTCAATGAGAATAGTTCTTATCTAGTAACATATATGTTACCGCTTAGTAGCTGTTTGTGTAACTTTATGTGTAGTGTTGATCTGTCCCTAATTGTTTAGAATACTGAACAATTCCTATACTAGCGTGTACACATCTCTGGGTAGTTGACGGTGCAGATCGATTGTTTCATCTGCAGCTTTGTTATGAAATATTATTTCTATTGCGGTGTGGGAGCTGCCAAGAATGGAGTTTGGTTAACAGACTCTATTTTCCTGATTTTTGTACGAGGCCATATACAATAGCGCCTACACCCCCAC